GGTTCGTTCCGGCGCGAAGTCGGACTGTTCAACGGGTTCACTAAGGGGGTTCCTCTATGACCGAATGTGATCTGTTCGACCCGGCCGGCCTCGCTGACGAGATCGAAGGCTTCGCGCGAAAGGTGCGCGCGACGAAGTCCGTGGGCCGCGTCGTTGCGCGCCGCGCTGCAAGCGACAAGCCCTTGCTGCAGGCCGACCTGGCTGCGCACCTGGACATGAGCGACCGCAACCTGCGCGAGCTACTGACAACGCTCGCGCTTGACCACAAGACCGCCACCGTCGACGAAGTCCGCATCGCCTACATCCGGCGCCTGCGCGAACAGGCCGCCGGCCGAATGGGCGCGACCGAAAACGGCCTCGACCTCGCTGCCGAACGCGCCGCCCTCGCCAAAGCCCAGCGCGAAGGCGTCGAGATCAAGAACAACGTCCTGCGCGGCGACTACGCCGCGGTCACCCTGCTGGCCGAAGTCCTGGCCAACGCCAGCCAGTCCGTGGCCGAACGCTTCGACCACCTGCCAGGCCTGCTGCGCAAAACCCTGCCCGACCTGCCGCAGGCCGCCGTCGACCAGGTGATGGCCGTCATCGCCACTGCCCGCAACGAATGGACCCGCTCCACCGTCGAGTTGGTGCGCACATCCCTGGCCGCGCCCGACGACGACGAACCCGAGCTGGACCTGAGCGATGAGCCGCGCGCCGACTGAGACCCAACGCGCCGTCCTGGACGCCGTCATCGCCGGTTTGGCGCCGCTGCGCGCCGAGCCGCCGCTGTCGCTCAGCGAGTGGGCCGCCAAGCACTTCAAACTGTCCGCCGAAAGCAGCCACACCCAGGGCCAGTGGGAAGCCTACCCCTTCCAGCGCGGGTGGATGGACGCCTTCAGCAACGACGCCATCACCGAGGTCACCGTGCGCAAGTCCAAGCGCGTCGGCTACACCAAGTCCCTGGTGGCCTTCATCGCCTACAACGCCGCGCACCGGCGCCGCAAGCAGGCCCTGTGGCAGCCCACCGACGACGACCGCGACTCCTTCGTCAAGGCCGAGATCGACCCCATGCTGCGCGACGTGGCCGCCCTGCGCCCGGTGCTGCTGGGCGGGAAGGACGACACGCTGAAGATGAAGTCGTTTATGGGCTCGGTGCTGCACACCCTAGGCGGCAAGGCGGCACGCGCGTACCGCCGCATAACCGTGTCGGTGGCCATGCTTGACGAGGCCAGCGCCTTCGACCCCGTCATCGAGAAAAGCATCGACCCCATTGAAGGCGCCCGCGGCCGGCTTGAGGGTGCCGCCTTCCCAAAGCTGGTGGCCGGCAGCACCCCGCGCGTCAAGGGCCTGGACCACATCGAGACACGCGAAGCCAACGCCGACGCCGTGCTGCGCTACATGGTGGTCTGCCCCCACTGCCAGGCCGAACACCCGCTGGAGTGGGGCGGCAAGGACGTTCGACACGGCTTCAAGGGCGGCGGCCTGGGCGGCGACGACACGCCCGTGCGCCACGTCTGCCCCCACTGCCACGGCACGCTGACGCAAGGCCAGTACCTGTCCCTGTGGGCCGACGGCGCCTGGGTCAGCCGCTGCGGCGCCTACCGCTACGGCCGCGACGGAGTCTGGCGCGACGACTTGAGCCAGCCGCGCCCGGCGCCCAGGCATGTGGCCTTCCAGATCTGGACGGCCTACTCGCCCCAGCGCGACTGGCAGGACATCGTGCGCGAATTCCTGGAGGCCAAGCGCAAGGCCAAGGAAGGCCAGAACGGCCCGCTGATGACCTTCGTTAACGAGACGCTGGGCGAACTGTGGGAAGAGAAGTTCGAGAAGGCCGACGAGCACGCCCTGTCACGCCGCGCCGAGAGCTACCGCCGCTTCACCGTGCCCATGGGCGGCCTGGTGCTGGTGGCCGGCATCGACACCCAGGACGACCGCTGGGAAGTCGTCACCTGGGCCGTCGGCCGCGGCGAGGAAATGTGGGCCGTGGACTACAGCGTGATCTATGGCAACCCCGCCGACGAACGCGACTGGGACGCCAAGCTCGACCCCTACTTGGCCACGATCTTCCAGCACGCCAGCGGCCAGGCCATGCGCATCGAGGCCGCTGCCATCGACACCATGGGGCACTTCACGCACCAAGCCTACAACTACTGCCGCCTGCGCGAGCGTCGCAAGGTGTTCGCCGTGCGGGGTGACTCGCAGCCCGGCAAGCCGATCAAGGGCAAGGCCACGATCCAGGATGTGAACTGGCGCGGCAAGGTGCTCAAGCGCGGCGTGCGCCTGTGGTACGTGGGCGCCGACACCGCCAAGGACACGATCTACGGCCGCCTGCAGGTCACCCAGCCGGGGCCGGGCTACATGCACTTCAGCAGTGAACTGCCGGCCAGCTTCTACACCGGGCTGACGGCTGAAAGCCGCGCGCCGGTGCGCACTGCGCGCGGCATTGACTACCGATGGGTCAACCCACCAGGCCGCCGCAATGAACCGCTGGACTGCACCGTGTACGCGGTGTTCGTTGCCGACGCCATTGGGCTTAACACCCGCACCCAGCGAGAGTGGGACCGGATCGAGCAGGCCGTGCAGCCGGCGAACAGTGACCTGTTCGCCGCGGTGGCCCAGTCTGCCGCCCCTGTCGCCGCACTGCCAAGCCTGGCACCCCCGCGCCGCGGGCGCGTGCGCGGCCGAATCAACGCTGGAGCCAACCCGTGAGCAACTTTCCCGCCCCCAAGCCCCGCGGCCTGGTGCACGCCATCATCGCTGCGGCGGCGGACAAGCTGTCGCAGCACGCGAGCATTCCACCCGAAAACCGCGAGGCCTTCCGCGCGACGGCCGTCAGCGTGATTGAGCAGCAGATCTGCTCGGTCATCGGCTACGACACGGTGCAGCTCACCGGCTGGATCATTCCGCCAAGTCAGCGCTTGGCCCAGCGCGAACGCATCGTGGCCGCCATCCATCAGGGCGAGCGGCCCCGCGTCATCGCCAGCCGCGAGCTGGTCAGCATCCGCACGGTCGAGCGGTTGCGCTGCAAGGTGTCTGAGCAGCGACAGAACACCCCCTGATGTTGTCGCGACAGGGGTGGCACGCTAGGCCATCCAAGCGCAACCAAACAAGGCCAAGCCATGACCGTCACCGTAACAATGCTGCAGACCCGACGTGGGGAGGGTGGCGCCACCTGGACTGTTGGCAACAGCTACCAGGCCACCGACGGGTTCGCAGCTTTTCTCATAACCTCGAATCTTGCGACGGGGGTGCTGCCGCAGGTGCCCGCGAGCAGTCTCACCGCTGCCCAGGCTGCGGCGGTGGCGTCCTTGGTGTCAGAGGCTGAGGATTTGTTGAACGTGACGACACCAATCGTCATGCGGGAAACCACGACCGGCCCGCACTACCTGCTGCGGCACCAGTCGCAGGCCAGTACAGCAGGGGGCTATGAGTTCTCGTTCGGTCACAACGGCGGGGCTGCGTTTACGCAAGGTCCGACCGGAGAGCCAAACTACATAGACGATGTGTGGTGGTTTGGCCTAAATTCAGCAGGCGCTGATATACCCGTTGACGCAAGCAAGCCATCGCTGTCAATGCAGTTTGAGTCAAAGTATGCGCAAGGCGGGGCCTCTAGCCCGTTCGGCACGGAGTTTCATATCACTCATCGGCCTAAATCTGGCGGCGGGACAATTCGCAGGTTTATCTCAACTTTTTTTCCGCACGATCTAAGCACGGAAGGTTTGCGCAATCAGTTCAGTGCCACTTTCACGTTTGCAAAATGCGCGGTTCAGGATATGGCGGGTGCCAATCGTCTGCAAGCGGTTTTTACCGAAGGTGGGGCGGGGCTGTGGTACTTCGGCGCTATGGACAGTCTGCGCATGGGAATGATTGCCGGGGGGGGCACTGCTCCTTTCTACCAACGCAACGCGGAAAATAGTGCCGATGTCGCGCTGCCCTTCTACGACGCCGACAACCGCATCCGCCTGGAAGCGGCCACGGTGTATGTGGGCGCTACACCGACCGGCGGCACGTATGCAAACACGTTTGCAGTTTGGCAGGCCACGTCGGGGGTGGCAAATGGCACGCTGGCATATTTCCAGAGTCCTAATATCACGGGCGCGTACACCGCGGCCCGGTTCGATGGTGCGGCAACCGGTGACCATATTGTTCGGAACTACAACTCCAGCAACACCAGCAACGCCCGCGCAGTTTTCCTTGCTCTTAGCCGCGAGGCCGGCGGTGATGCTGTGTTCGTTGCCGAAGCCAACGGACAACGCACATGGGCGCTAGGACTGGACCGCGATCAGAGCTTCCGTTTTGCGTTGTCCAAGACTTCGACACTTGGCAGCGGCAATGATGTACTTCAAATCGAAACCACAAATGTCTGGTTTGTAGCCAACTGCACCGCAGCGCCCGGCAGCAATGCCAGCGGTGGCGGGAATCTTTACGTCGAAGCGGGCGCGCTGAAGTGGCGCGGCAGCGGCGGCACCATCACAACACTCGGAGCAGCATGAACAACGCACAAGACCCCCAACAAGCGGCAGCAGCAGCCGGTAACGCCGTCATCGACGCAGTGGTGGGCCAACTGGTGCGCCAGCTTGCAGCAGCCGAAGCCCGCGCCGCAGGGCTGGCGGCGCAGCTTCAGGGGGTACAGCAGCAACTGGCCGACCTGCAAGCGAAGGCTGAAGCAGGCAGGACGCAGGACCAGAAGCCAGCATGAAGCGGCACCTTCCGCTGCTGCTTCTGTGCACTGTAGGCGTTGCTTCCTTCGTCGCGGCCAACTACTTTGGGCTGTCGTCTGTGTGCGAATACGGCACATGGATGGACTGGGCAAAGCCGTGGATGTTCTGCGGCTCTTAAACCCAAGCCCCTGCCGGTAGTGCTTAAACCCCAAGTTCCATGACCACCATCCCCCTTGCCGACTACCAGCGCGAACAGGCACGGCGGCGCATCTTCCAGCGGGCGCTGGTCGACGTGGCTCACAGGCTCAACCAGATGGCCGACGAGCTTGAACGCGAGCAGGTCGGCCCCTGGATTGCGGCCGACGACGCCGACACCAAGCCCGCAGCCGCAAGCGCGGCTGCATTTCAACCTGCGACACGCGGCCTCTAATACTGTCGCAGCGCACCCGGCATCCTGCCGGTCATGCTCCCCCGCTTCACCATTGGCGACACGCTGACGGCCACCGAAACGCTGGCCCAGTACCCGGCCACCGCGTCGTGGGTGCTGTACTACCGCCTGGTGCCCGCTGCAGGCCCGGCCATCGCGTTCAACAGCACGGCAAGCGGCAGCGACCACCTCATCAGCGTGCCGGCAGCGACCACGGCAACCTGGGTTTCTGGCACCTACACCTGGGCGTCGTGGGTGTCCAACGGCACCAGCAGCTACAGCGTGGCCAACGGCACCACGGTGCTGTTGCCCAACCCGCGCGTGGTCAATGGGCCGCTGGATCTGCGCACCAGCGCGCAGATCGCGCTTGACAACGTGCGGGCCACCATCCAGGGCAAGGCCACTGCCGACGTGCTGAAGTACGAGATCGCCGGCCGCAGCCTCGAGCGTTACCAGGTCAGCGAACTGGTCGCTCTAGAAACGCACTTGGCCAACCAGGTCAACCGCGAAAACCGCGCCGCTGCGCTGGCCGCTGGCAAGCCCGACACCCGCCGCTACGCTGTGAGGCTGGGCCGTGCGTAAACCCACCGTGCGCGAACGCATCGCCCGCTGGCTGGCGCCGCAGCGTCAGGGTGGGTCGTCGTCGGCCCGCATGTACGCCGGCGCGCGCATGACCAACACCACCCTGGGCTTCGGCTCGGGTGGTAACACCAGCGCCGACGCCGAGCTCGCGCTCAGCCTGGAGCGCATGCGCTCCCGCAGCCGCCAGATGGTGCGCGACAGCGCCTACGCCAAACGCGCCAAGACCGTGGTGGTCAACAACGTCATCGGCTCTGGCGTGGGCATGCAGGCGCAGGTCGGCACCACGCGCAACGCGCTCAACGCCCCGCTGAACAACAACATCGAGTCTGCCTGGGCCGACTGGTGCGCTGCAGATGCCTGCCACACGGGCGGCGCCATGCACTTCCATGACCTCGAGCGCATGGCCGTGGGCCAGGTCTTTGAGGCCGGCGAAGTGCTGATCCGCAAGCACTACCGCCCCTTCGGCAGCAGCCGTGTGCCGCTCTCGCTCGAGGTCATCGAAAGCGAACGCCTGGCCGGCGACCTGGTCGAACCAGGCGGCACCGCCGGCCGGACCAACGAGATGCGCATGGGCGTGGAGGTCGACGACTTCCAGCGCCCGCTGGCCTACTGGATCAGACGCAGCCACCCCGGCGACGCCCGCAGCATGGTGGCAGACGCCCAGCGCTACGAGCGCGTGCCCGCGTCCGACATCTACCACCTGCGCCTGGTGACCCGCTGGCCGCAGACCAGGGGCGAACCCTGGATGCACGCCGTCCTGCGCAAGCTGGACGACATGAACGAGTACACCCAGTGCGAGGTGACTGCGGCGCGTGCCAGCGCGGCGTACTTCGGCACCATCAGCAACCCCGACGGCGAGCCCGAGAAGGATGACGGCACTGAGCAGCCGGTCATGAACATCGAGCCGCTCAGCATCCAGGCCCTGGCTCCGGGTGAGAAGTTCGACTTCCACAGCCCCAACCGGCCCAACAGCGCGCTCGACCCGTTCATGCGCGCCATGCTGCGCGAAGTGGCCGCCGGCTGCGGCCCCAGCTACGAAAGCCTCAGCCGCGACTACAGCCAAAGCAACTACAGCAGCAGCCGCCTGGCACTGCTGGACGACCGCGACCTGTGGCGCGTGCTGCAGCAGTGGTGGCTGCGCAGCTTCCGGCTGCCGCTGCACCGCGTGTGGCTGCAGCAGGCCGTGCTGGCCAACGCCATCCAGGGGTTGCCGGCCGGCCAGTACGCCAGCGAC